CACAGGATAAGGAATTCGATTTATCGTATGACATGAGTAGCATTGAAGCAGATCGCCCTGATGAAGTAATCTGTCGTCATTGCAAGTATCGCAAGTAATTCTTGATGGCTCGACTTTAACTCCGTCATCCGTAAAGGAAGCAGTTAGACCAGAGCCGTCAATGATTTCTAAATAACCCATTTATTCACCTCCTTCAAAATACCATTTTCCATTAGCTGTAAGTTTTGCCCATTTAGGTTCACATTGTTTTGCTTTGCAAACATAACCATAGTAAGGCTTACCTCCTTTAGAGATTCCTTCTTTCAAAATATGCCCATGCTGACATGCAGGTGGCTCATTGGGCGTTGATGCACCAATCTCAGCAACTACATCTCCAACCGACCACACAACAGGCTCAGGTTCTTTCTTATCAGCTGCAAAACTATCTCTTAGGATTGTTTCGATCTGAGCTGATTTAGTGCCGGGCTTGCCATACATGTTTTGACGGCTTTCCAACTTGTCCTTGAATGATGGGTTGCTTTCAACCTTTTTCATATCATCCTTGGTGGCAGTCTTGTCAGACCCCTTAAGTAGAATAATTGCTCTACCTAAGCTGCTGGTTGCCGTATCCTCAACATAAAACTTTTTCATATTGGGAATGTAAGTTTCTCTTGATCCAAAAGCAATGTTGCTAACAGCTGGTGATGGATCTGTTGCATCACGCCATAGCGTTGCTTGCACCAAGATATAACCTTTTTCGGCATCATGACTGATAACTGATATGTCTGATCTGCCCATAGGATAATTGGCAATAAACCATTTGTTTAGCGTTGCCACATCCTCATAGTCCTCTAGATTAAATGCCATTGTTAATCCTCCCAGTTTTCATCTTTGACGGCATCAAGCACAGTTTTATAGACAGCTCCGTAGGCAATGAAGTCTTTGATACTGTCCTCATGATCTGGAGTTTCAGTAAGCCTAGATACCTTGACGAGTGCCATACATAATGCAGCTTGGTGTGGTGTGATTGGGAAGTCGAGATATGCAGACCATAAGCCCGCAATTCTTTTATGGTTGTAATATGGGTGTCCATAGACACTTCCCCGCTGTTGCAGCGTAGTAATGACTTCATCGAATAATGCTTCAGTTGAACTTTTCATAATCAAAAACCTCATCAACCTTCTGCTTATTATCGATCATTCGGCGGTGCATATCCCAGCCGTCTTTGCGCCCACGCCAGTAGGCGGTGCTCTTGGCATTTCCTAATGATGAGTAATAAAACATGATTGCAAATACTGCAATGAAAAACATCCATGCAGCTTGTAGATCGGTCATAATGTCGCTCCCTTACATATCCACAGACCATCTGTGAATACATAAAGTTTGACCTAAATCAAGTTATTTATCTACCTGACCTACGGCGTGTTCTATAACGATTAGATAACGCCAATAGCCTCAAATTGATCGATATGATCATCAATCGTACGATCCCGATAGTCGGTTTCAAGCCCCATACGACTTTCCAAGAGCTGTGAATGAGCCATCTTTATTGATTGGAATCAGCGTTGGCGTCATGTTTTTGCCGTTCCATTCAAGGATAGCAATACCCATCTGCCAATTGGCTAAGCCTTTCGTATAAGAGGCTTTTGCCTTATTCATAAGGTTTCCTACCTCAATGCCATATAAAGGTCTGTAATGCCCTCCTAAGCCCTCTGAGAAGGCACTCATGCCTAGTTTGTGGGTATGACCACAGACCACGCTCTTACCAGCCTTTCTAGCCAAATTTAGGGCAGTTATGCCAGCATTGGGATTGGTGTTGCCTTCATCGCCATGAGCCAAGATCCAGCCCTTTTCAAATTCATAAAATGATTTATGGAATGTAATCCCTAGATTATCAAAATCCATAAACTTAGCGTATTGCAACTCGGGAAGGCTAATCAGCCCCGGCACTTTCAAAAGTGTGTTGTAAAGCCGATCTGTATGGTTTGACCTAACAATATGGGCTTCCTTGGCATTTTCAGTTAAAGCCCAAAGAATGTCTTGAGTTGCCTTGCGGTCAGCATCAAGGGTTTGTTGATAAGCCAAAGGTGTTTTCTCAGCCCATCGAGAAATGGTTTGAAAGTCAATCTCATCGCCAACGCATAAAACGCTATCAAACTTCTCACGCCTTGCCAGCTTGATGACATTCTTGACAGCTGCTTCATGGTGGTATGGAATTTGCAAATCACTTATTACTAAGTATCGCTTAATCGTCATCCTCATCGTCAGTTGGATCTATGGATGGGATGATCCCACCATCGCCCACAATCCAATCAGGGAAAGTCTTATGTTCTGTCATCAGCCAAAATGCGTGCTCAGGTGTGAATCCTGCTTTTCTAGCTGCTTTATAGCACTCATGCAAAGCCATGTAATGCTGATCGATCTTTGATAATGGCTCAGGAGATTGGCGAACAACTCGCCTATTGATCTTTTTCCGTTTATTGGTTTTGCGTGTGTTCGCCATAAATAAAATTATCGTTTACTGATTAAGACAAACAGGTCATCGACACGCTGTTCAAGTCTTGAGATTTGATCCTTCATTGATGAACCTGAATTGGGTTTTAATTCTGAAAGATAGGATTTAATAACCCAGCGCAGACCCACTAATAAACTGGTTGCGATTGCGCATACGCCAACGCCAAAGGCGACTAACTCGTTTGGGCTCATTTAGCATTGAGTCCATAATCAGCTTCGCTCCCTGACTTTGGATCTAATGCCTTGGCTAATGGCGCAACTAATGCTCCAGCCAATACTGCTAACTCTGGTCGAATATCAGCCACGATCGCTAATGCAACAGTTATGCCTGATGCTGCCACAGCTCTTAGGTAAGACTTGATAGCAGCCTTGTGTTTGTTAGTTAGTTTCATGCCTTGCCTCCTAGTAGTGGGATATTAAAGAAATCTGAGTTGTTGTCTTGGTCTTTGTTAAAACTGATGTGGATGTGATGATTGTGCTTATTGATGCCCTTGTATTTTCTCCAACGCCAGCCCAATAATGGTGAAGCAATTTTCTCTTGGTGAATTACATAACTGATGCGCTTAGAGGTTTTCCCATATTGTCGAATTTGATCTGCCAAGTATGCTGAAAGCCCTTTGTCGTCAGAAAGCCGAGCGTCAATATCAATTGCTCGCACGCATCCTGTTGCATCTGGGTTGTGATCGGATTTTCGTGCGCTATGTCGAGAATCACCAATCCACCCATCAGATTTACGCAAACGCTCTGGGAAGCAATCATCTACTTGCTCTCTAAATTGAACAGCAGATTTTGATAACCAAGGTTTCATTAGCCAAGCAAAACTTGAAGTTCATCAGCTGTCAAACCAAGACGATCAGCAATGGCTTGGCGTGCTGCTGCTTTTGTTTCGGCTTCAACTTGCGCTGCTACAAATTCTTTTGTTTTTGCTTCTCTTGCTTTTTTCTCAACAACAGTTTCATCACGCTCGGTAATAACTTCCTCGCCTGTTGTAATGTCTAATGTTTTTTCAATAATTTTCATATTATGCTCCATATACATAAACTTTGCCACCATCAAGATTACCAAAATCTGAGTGGACGCTTATACTGGTAATTGTTGCACTTGAGTCATAAAATCCACCCATCATTTTTGAGTGATGTCCATTTTGACCAGATCCACCTACTGTTCCTCCACCAGCCCAAAAAGCAGATACTAAATCGCCAGAATTAGTTCCTTCTAATCTGCAATATCCATTAACTGATGAGTTGGCATTACCAGTCATCCTTCCAAAATAAAAACCAGTTGAACCAGGATAATAATTTGATGAAGCGCCAACATCGCCAGCTACATAAGTGCTTTCCCATTGTAAAGTTGGACCTGCGTAATAATAATTAGAACCTGAATCAGTATTAAGTCTAATCCAGATATTAGCGCCGGCAGATGCGCTACTAGCATCGGTAATAAGAATCATTAAATTATTTTTTGCAGTAATACCTGAAACTGTAATTGTTGCTGCACCTGTAAGATTTGTGCCACCACTATTTAATAAAGTCCAAGTTAAGCCACCGCCACCAGCAGCAGCCCAAGTCGGCACTCCACCAGCAACAGTTAAAACTTGACCTGTTGAGCCAATTCCAAGTCTTGCTAATGCTGGCCCTGAACCTTCATAAAGCATATCTCCAACAGTTGTTAAAACTGAAGTTGCTGATGGTTGCCAAGACGGAACTCCTGCATTAACAGTTAAACATTGTCCGGATGTTCCAATGCCCAATCTTGTATTGGTGTTAGCAGTTGATGAACGATATTCAATATCTCCAAGTGTTGTGGATGGGTTTAAATTCTTAGTTGTTGTATCAACTGAAGTTCCAAGCGATCTGATGGCTGATGCGCCATCCTTAACCAATGCGGTATCGTCTGGAGTAGTCCAGCCGTAGTTTGTAGTAGTTGCCATTTTTCTCCTATTATCAGGCTACGATTGTAGCGTATTCCCATGTCAAAGTCGTGCTTAAAGTGTTCCAAGCCTCTGTGATCGGAACTGTGTTCCAACGCATTGCAACCTGACTAAACGCCACAGGCGATAAATTGATTGTCAGGAATAATTCATTGAATCGAGTGCGCCAAGACCAACCCTCAACATAACCCTCAAATTCACCAGCTGAGATTTGTGTTGGCAGGTTTTGAATATTCAAAGGCTGACCCATAAAAACGCTCAAAAGGTTATCTCTGTCGCTGTCATCGATTTCAGGGTTAGTGATTGGAAAAGTGATGGATTGTAAAGCTGCTAATGGAAAGGCTCGCTGGGCTATATATCGATCTGCCACAGCTTGAGCATCTACCGCTGAATGTAAAACTGAGTTTATAGTTTCAGCTTTGTAGCCATATAAAGCAATCGATGATGCACTTGAAGCGGTTTTTTGTGATCCAAAGGCATTACCATAATTGATATAAATATCGTTGCGAATATCGGCTGATCTAGTAATTGTCGATAAACCTTGACCTAAAGCATGGTTAGCATCTAGATCAACATAACCATTGGCTAAAAGGTAAGTCTGTCTGTGGTCAGCATCAGCGTATCCAATATCTCCATTAGAGGATTCATACAAATAGCCAAATGCGCTGTCAGCAATAAAACTTGCAATGTTGTAAATGGTATCTGGGTTAGCAGCTCTATTTTCCATTGTGTAAAGACCGGGTTGATCGATTTCGCCTAATCCTTGATTTCCAGCGGTTGCCCAAGTTTCGGTTGCATTGTAAGTTGCCCAAGTTGTAGCTGCTGCAACATCATTCCAAGATGCAAGCAAAACACTTGAAAGTAAGTTGTAAATCTGGTTGCCATCCTCATCCTGTGAGATTGTGCCGTTGTAGATTTCTTTGGCAAGTTTGACTAAAGATCCCATTGCTAGGATGGTGTAATTAACCACAGTTGCAACCGACCCAGTTGCACCAACCTCAACAGTAATGTCAGTTATATCTCCACCAAACAAATTAACATAAGATCCAGAACTATTCTTGACTTGCAAACTCAAACTATCATTTATAGCAAAAGGCAGGGTTTGACCTGATAAAGCAACTAAAGCAATCTGTAAATAAGATGGGTTAGGCTGAGAGTAAATATCAGTTCGACCCGCTTGATGCGTTATGTCGGAGATTGCGATATTTGTGTAATCAGTACCCGCAACAGTCAGTTTCCAGTCTGGTGTCCAAACTGTCATTATCGAGCCCTAGTAATCCCGCTGTTGTAAAGCTGTGGAACTGATCTTGATGCGCTCTCATTTAAGACTTTGGCAACAGCTCTAGCAGCACCCTCAGAATCAACCGATTGAACTGTAATGTTATTTACTGTTGTGCTTCGAGATTCTCTAGTGTTTGGAGAAATTGATGGCAATGACGACAATTGAGCAGATGGTGCTGGATTAGGAATTGATCCGATATTTACACCCGGAACAATGTTGGCAACTCTGATCAACTCATTGGCAAGTGATACAACCAACCCGATTGCTTCTCGAACAAATGTAATAAATCCTGAGATAATTCCAGCCACTACTGAAATGCCTTTTCCAAAACTTTCAGCACTTCTCTGAGTTTCATTTAATGATGCGCTTAATCCTTTATCACCTGTTAATCCTGCAATGAAAGCATTAAGGGTTGGGATGCCAGTTTCATTTAAGAATCCAATAAATCGCTCAACCTGTGGCAATAAAGCAACGCCTAGGCTTTCCTTAGCCTCATCAAATCCAACTTTCAATCGATCAATCTTGCCTTGGAATGTTTCGGCGTTTGCAGCTGCTGCGCCACCATAAAGATCAGATAACTTTGCTTGAACTTCGGTAAATGAAAGAGTAGATAATTCAGCCTTTGATAAACCAAGACCTAATCTGCCTAGAGCTGTGGTGTTGCCATCCTGAGCCCTGCCTAATGCGTTTGCTACTTGCTCAAGTTCTAATCCTCGACCTTTTGAAATATCTAAAGCAAGATTTAATAATTCTTGAGCCTTGGTTGTATCTTTAGTTGAAACCGCAAGTCTTTGAAAGGCTGGGCGTAATTGATCGTCAGCAACGCCTGTGGCTAAGGAAGTCTGCAAGATCATGTCCTCAGTAGCTTTTATTTGAGCATCAGTTGCCCCTGTAGCCTCTCTAAGGGCATTGGCTAACCTTAACTGTGCCTGCTCATCCTCTATGGCAGCCTTGACCCCGTCAATGGCTAATTTAGTGCCATAGGCAACGGCAGCAGCAGCAGCCACCGCAAATGCAGCAGCAGCCTTTTTTCCAAACTCTGAAATTTTGTTTGAGTTATCCTCGACCGCTTTGTCAGCTTCGCCAAGTTTCTTTTTTAGATCATCGACATCAGCAAGGATCGATAACTTAAGCGTTCTATTACCGGTTGCCATTAGACCCATTCCTTAATAATTCGATCAAAACTTTGTTCCCACTTGTTAATCAATTCAGGCTGAATTCTGCGAAGGGTTGGATATATGAACCATCCTCGGGATCCACGACCTTGCCTGCCAGAATAACTGGGAAACTGTTTGAACTTATTCGAACCAAACTCAATGCCACCCCATAGGGTTTGCGTAGTAGCACCACCTGAAAACTTTTGTCGTGCGAAGCCGTAGCTGAACTCACCGATCTTACTTGATTTAGAGATGCTAACGCCGTCTGCGACTCTTTCCGCAACCTTGCCAGCCTTTGTTCTAGTTCTAGCTGCCTGTTTAATTTCCTCTGATACAAAATACGCCAGAGCAGCAGATTGCGCTCTTGCTTCCTCAGTAGCCTGATCGTCCATAAGTTTGAAGGCTTTGTAAATATCACGCAGATCTTTTTTATTGTAGGCAATAGTTTCACTTGCCATACTTTGCCTCCAATACTTCGATCGCTGTTAATATGTCATCCGCATCAACCCACTCTTTCATCGGTATCTTGGTGGCAATTGCCAACTCAACCAATAATCGATTTAGGCTTCCTGCTGGGTGGCTTTTGGGTTTGCATCACCGACAATTACATCGCTGACAGTTTCCATCCAAGCCTCAAATGGTTTTACTGGTGTTCCAGCACTTGCTCGCTTATGAGCGTTGTATGCCAAGAACATAAGATCCCACATGCCAAGTTTTTCTTGAACTTGACCAATTGTGTTGCCAGTTTGCTTTTCCCATTTTGCCCACTCAGGCGGTTGGGCTACATAAGTGGCTTGCTCGCCTGAGTTATATTCAATTGTAATTGGTAGTTTCATTTTGCTCCCGTTGTTAGATTTTAACTAAATGTTTCTACTACTGCACCCTTTGAAACTGTGAAAGTAAATGACACAGTTTGTGCATCTACTCCTGATCCGCCGGCTGTTGGAAACTCTGGCTTTACTGGAAACACAAATTGTGCTCCTGATGCAGCTGTAAGAGTCATGCTGATATCTGTGTCAGGTGCTGATTCAGCAGCAGCCCATAGAGCCTCACAAACTGAGTTTGCCTTGCCCCAATCAGCAAGCATGTCCAATTGGAATGTTCCTGAAATGTTTGTGGTTTTGTAAGCCTCGCCATCAAGGGTCTGATAAACCTGACGCTCATTAACCTTTGTTAGAACTGCGTTTGTCGCCTGTGCTTGAATATCTGTTCCACCTGTGAAAGATAAACCAACATCACGACCGGTAATTACGACTGTTGCCATGATTTCTCCTTAGACTGTTTGTGTGTAGTAGGTAGATACTCGAACATCTGCGATGAGCAGCGTTGATGCACCAACTTGTGAAACTGTCGGTCTTTCAACCGAGCTGACAATATATCCAACTGGAATGACTGCCAGAACACTTATGATCAATTGCTCGATATTGTCGAGCGATGCTGGGTTGCTGTTGTAAGCAACGGCGACTGATATTGTAAAATTGATTTTGGCTCTGATATTGCTTTTGCTTATTGTTTCAAATTCTAAATATGGAGAATCAGGCACAACAACCACAGCTGGAGGAATAACTGTTTCAGGCACATAACCATAAACATTTCCTGCAACACTAGATAAAGCAGTTGCTAAAGGTGTTCTGATCTGCTCAAGGATTGTTTGATTTGGCATTTATTGAGCCATGCTATCCGTGTCAATATATGAACCAAGCAAACCAACGCATTTATTAAATAATGATCGACCCATTCTGAAAGGTGTAGCTGTGAAATCTACTCCTTCGATTTGTCCTCCACCGGCAAGTCTTGCTTGGAAAACTTCGACTGAAACTGTATAGACGGCTGATTGAACAGCTGCATTTCCAACATAAGTTGATCCGCCAGATAAGGTAGCAACTCCGGATGGGATGACATTAGTTTCGAGTAAATCGGCATTAGTGATCGATTGTGAAAAGGTATATTGTCCAAGATTATCTGCCAACACAACTCTTGTTCCGTTGTAAGGTGTTCCGCATCCTGTAATGACAACTGATTGTCCTTCGGTGAATTCATGAATTCCTAGTGTAGTGAAAGTGGCGACATTATCAGTCAGCGACACTTTTTGAATTGGGCTTTTGAATGAAACTAGCATTGGCAGAATAACTGTTTCTGCGGTGTCAATGATTTGATTTAGATAACTGTCAGAATACAAGGATGATGACACACCAAGCACAGATCTCAACTCTGAAGCTGTAATTATGGTTGGCATGTCATCTCCTTTTGATCTCCCATTATTAGCTGCCTAGGATCGGGAGCAACCCTAGGCATTAAGTTTGCTTAGTTAATTAAGCAACCATCCATCGGTAAGCGCCAGCGCCAACCTTTGTTGCAAGTGCGCCATAGCCGTAGTAAGAAACCTCAATTTGACCATTTAGGGCAACATTGGTTTGTAGGCGAACTCTTGGGCTCTCATACCATGTGTATGAATCTGGATTCACGATCATGATTGTGTTATCGCCAGTTCCAGATAGAGCACGATCAACTCGGAAGTTTAGACCAAGTAGGTTTCCAAGTAGTCTGTTTGAAGCAAGATCACCAGCTTGATTGAAGTTGCCAATCAAATTCTGATAGATAGGGCGACCTGTGTCTGCAAGGTTTTGAATTGCACCCCATTGCTGTGGTGAAACCAAGATGTTTTGTGCAACGCCTAGGGTGTTTGTGTAAATTGAAACACCAGCATCAGATACGAAATCAAGCAAGTTGTCAGCAGACATTGTGCGGTTTCCGCCATCTGTTCCACCTGTTGCAAGACCATTAAGAACTGCATTGTCGGTTGCTAATGCGTAAGCATATTCCATTTGACGAACTAACTCATCAAAAAATGCTGGTGAGGAACGATCTAACAATTCAACTGAGAATGTTTGTCCTCCAGCATATTTCTTAACATCTACTGAAAGGAATGAGTTTGTCATGCCTTGCTCAACAATTGCATCAGCCTCAGTTTCAACTTGAACTAATGGAACTGCTGTAATTTTAGGAATTTCGAATGTCATTCCTGCATCTGGTAGAACGCCACGAGAAATAGAATCTACTGCTGGGCGATCTGCGTTTGAAAGTGGGTTGATGATCTCTGTCAATTGACGAGTTGGAACTAATCCAGCGTTGTTGCCTGTTGTGTCATCTGCTGCACGAACATACATCTTGCTGTCATCATTTCCTAGTGCTGCACGAACTGAGTGCTCTAGGTATGTTGCTTTTGAATTGATTGGTGAGCGTGGCTTTGTGTAAGCAACTGGTTGAGCTGCTTGGATTGCCACAGGCTCAGTCTTTGCAGCTTCTACCGCTTCGGTTGCGATGGAAGCCTCTGATGTTGTATCAGACACTTTGTCCTCCTGTGTTGTTGTATCCTCAGCGGTTGCTTCGGAATTCTCTGGTGTATTTGTTGCAACTACTCTTTCAACTTTCGCTGAGGCAATTGCTGGATCAGACACCAAACTGACTTCATGTAAAGAACTTTGAGAGATAACCATTGCTCCATCTTTGTTATCCCATGCATCAACCATCACGCCAACAGAAAATCCATCACGCAATCCTGTGGCTGCTTCCTCAAGGGCATCATCAGCTGCAAAAGTCTTAGCCAATTTAAATGTTCCCTCAAGACCTTGATCATTTGCTGTTATGTCAATTAACTTTCCTAAAGGTCTTGTTTTGTCATGCTCTAAAAGTAATTTGACAGGCTTTGAAAAATCAATGCTGTCTTTAGCAAATACAGTTCTGCCGGCTGATGTATTTCCAGCTTCATTCCAAGACACGATCTTTCCTGAGATTGTGCGCTTGTTTGTATCGGCTGCGGTTATGGTAATTGGGAAGTTAATCTTCATCGGATTAAGTCCTCCTCCTCTTGGATTTGTTCGACACTCATTGCGCCGATGCGGTTTAGGATTTCATAAACTTGAGCACGCTCTAAAGCAGAACCTCTCAAGAAATCATCAATATCAAAACGAACTTCAACGCCATTAGGAACGAAATCAGCAGCAGATAATCTTTGCTCTATCGGAGTTATGATATTTCTCAAACTGAAGTCGATAAGGGCTTTGCGTTCCATAACAGTTGTGCTATATGTCATGCTGGTAGTTTCAGCAGATAAGAATGATGCTGGAATTCCAACAGCTCTTGCACATTCAGTTGCTAGATATTGTCTAGCCTCATTTAATTGTAATTTGGCAGGATCAAATCCAAGTGCTGTCAATTCAACATCAGCATTTAAGAATGCAGTTGCTCTAGTTGATCTTGCAACTTTCCATGATTCCAAAAGTTTTGTAATTCGCTCTGGAGTAAGGTTTGTGCCATTTGATTTTAACACCATTGTTGGAACTGGCTCTTTTGCATAAAGTTCAGCAGCCTTTTCCAATTCCTGTGCAGCTCTAATAGTTCTACCTGCTCGATTTAATACGCCTTCATCTAATCCACTAAATACAATAATTGATCCAACACCAGTCGCAGGAATATGCATTCCATCAATTAAATATTCTGTAATTTCAGTTTGAGCAGCGTTTGTGTTATATGTAATTCGGTTCGGTGCAACTCTTGTCCATGCACGAATGCGGCTATTATCTGATGCGGCATAGGAATCTAAAACTTGACCATAAGCAACGCCATGAAATAATAAATCCTCAGCGATCCAAGCATAAATTGCAGAACCAGCAATTCTTGGATCTGGTTGCATAATTACTCTATTTGGATCTAAATGTTCTTTTGTAAAATGATTGTAAGTTTCTAAAGGTAGCGATCCAATTGTTGAGCAAATAATATTTCTTGCTCTAGCAACAGATGGAACTGACATTGCTTGTTCTCGAGTTGCACTTTGTGCTCCTAAGAACAATCCGCCAAATGCTTGTTGTAAATTAAATGGCGTGTTAGCGGCAGCAACATCGGTTTGGATTGTTGGTGTCTGATTTGTTATGAATCTATCGAATAATCCCATTAGCACATAATATACCATATTTCCTAATTATCCGACTTGAATATCAATTTCCGTTTCTGGTTGTGTCGCAAAATAAGTTGCTAAAGCCGATGCGACAGCTGCACAAACTGCCACTCGACTTGCTCGTCTTCCAATAACCCAACTGCCATCCCCAAATGGCAATTTAGCTGCTGAAAGGGTTTGTTGGGTCAGTTCATCCTGCCCACCATGTTGCAACCTATGGCTATTGATCGCACCGAGCCATCGATCGCAACTTTCCGCATAGATTGCGCCATCCATGTCGGTTATGGGTATTCCAGCAGGAACTAGCCGACTCGCAACAGCTTGTGCAGTCCGCTTGGAATAAGCCACAGTTTGAGTGTTGTATTTTCTAACATAAGGCGCAATGTCATTGGCTACTGCTAAATCATTCAAAGAATAATCATTCGACCAAGTGTGAAGTAAAACTAAATTAAATCTTTCTCCTGATAATTTCTGAGTTGCAACCAATGCGCCAAATTTACGATCAGGCGATAAATCTAAACCAAGCCAAGTAGGTGCTTCGGGATCTAAAGGTATCGGATCGGTCTGACACAATCCCCATTTTTGCGCATCAATAGCTGAATTGATTGTATCTACCCATTGAGCCAATACTTCAGTTCGCACAATATCCGGCGGATCGTTGATAACTGCTTTTAAATTGTCTGGGTGAATTGTGATTCCTAATGATGGATTGGCTTGAGCGAAAGCAGCCCAGTTCATCTCGCCTGACGGAAGCAAGATTGGTGCATCGGGTTCTGCACTCCACTCAAACCAACCAATCGGGTCATCAGTCGTGGCTGACGCCAATGCCCTCTCACGCAATTTGTTTAGGATTACGGAATGTTGATCTCCAGCTGAGGAATAGATCCAAACCTGTGGATTCTTAGCTGCCATCATGGAATATCGCATTGATGACCACGCATCCTCATCTTTATATTCACGCAACTCATCAAGGTGGATCGTTTCAGGTTTTGATAAACCTCTAGCTGCATTGTTTGCAGCCTTTACCACAAATCGCCTATTGCCAAACAATTCAATTTCCTCAGCACCATGTTGCCATCGGATTTTTTTTACTTCCTTTTCCAGTTTCGAATGGGTTTCAATAAGTCCAACAATCTGTCTAAAGGTTTCAAGTGAGGTTGTAAGTCTGTGAGCTGAAGCAAGTTGTAAGCCCTCGCCCCATACAAACATGCCGGTCAGGATTCGAAGCATCATAAGCGTACTCTTACCCTGCTGCCTTGCCATGATTAATCCCAGCTCGGAATGAGCCCACCTGCCATCTGGTCGGATCTTATGTCCATGTATGCAGACATATTTCTGCCAATCCATAAGATTGATACCCAGTTCGGTCGCAAAGTCGATCATTTCTTGACCTTTTGATGGTAAATCATTGAGTTTTGAGTGAATACGGGGTGTTTGCACACCTCCTAATCCCGAATAGATCGGATCAGTCATGATCTCGCCTGTTTGAAGGTTTATCAAAGCGATCCAGTCTGATCGTGGGCGATCGAGGTGTTTTGTGGGTTAGAAAAGGAACG